GTCGTATTTAACAAAGAAAAATTCGGGATTATAACTGAATATGAAGTGGATGGGCAGCTGTTTTACTTATATCCAGTATCAAAAGATTGGTGCACGAATGGAGATGATAAAAGTGCGAAAAATTAAATTCACAATCTCATTGGGGTTAGTCGGCTGTAGTAGGGAAGATGTAATCGAGTTTGAAGATGACACAACAGAAGAAGAAATTCAAGAGGCTTATGAAGATTGGCGATTGGAACAACTTGACGGTGGTTGGGATGAAATAGAATAGTTGGATTAAAATCGCTTTATAAGCACATAATCGGCTCAAATTAGCGTTTTAATTTTATTGGTACTTATTACCCTAGGAAACTATTAAAACGTCAAATTTTCATACTCAACGCACGTATATATATACGTCAACAAAAAAGGAGCGTAAAAAAATGATAGAACTAAATGTATTGTTCAAGAAGATTCAAAAGGACGATAAAAAAGAAGTTTTGGAATTTCATGTACAAGGCGACGAACTTCCATACTCACAGGAACTTGTCCAAATGGCTGGTAACATTGTTTGCATTGAGGTGCTGGACAGCGAAGCCGGCAAATTCGGGGCAGAATTCAAGTCCATCCAGAGAGATTCTAAAAAAACGACTTTAAAATTCAATGTTAAGGGCGATAGTGACGAACAAATGATTAAACTTTATCCGTTTGCTGGATTTAACGCAAAAATCACACTAGAACCGTCCCAATTGTCTATTGATGAGTTTTACGGCGAAGAAAAACATGAAGGAATTGAATATAACGTAAATCAGGATGGGACAGTTGAAGTATCAGAAGGTCAAATCAGTTTTGATGTTAACGAGGAAGACGAAGACACACTTTATTAAGAAGTTTGCCCCGGAAAACCGGGGCTTACATATAGAGAGGTGAGGCACTGAATGAGTTTTGAACTTCCAGAACTTGACCGTAAAGCGACGCAAAAGGCAGTTGAAGAAGCACTTTCTAAGTACAGGTTATATAAGTATTTGAGCTTTGAAGAAAGGGAGACTTCCATAATCGCCAACTATGAAGTGTCGGAAGGCGGTAAAGGGAATAAAATTAGTGACCAAACTTCTTCTGTCGCTATTTATAACGTAGATCAGCAGAATTTTAGAAAACAATTTTGTGAACGAATCGAGAAGGCTGTTAATCGATTACCAAGAATGGAACGATTCCTAATTGAAGAGAGATATATGACAAACGAAAGCGAATATATAACAGATTACAATGTTTACTCTTTTAAGTTCAACCCACCAATTACTGCCAAGACATACGCAAAGATAAGGTGGAGAGCATTTTATCGCTTGGCACTCAATCTAAATTTGGCTGTGATAAAGCAATCAGGAAACGAATATAAATGTGACAATGGAGGGGAGGAAAGATGAATGATGACTACAATTACATTGACATACCGGGTAAGCACGGCTTAATAAAATTGGCCGTTCCAAAAAGAAAGGCAACAGAAGAAGAGGTTATTGAGCTTCATAGGGCAGTAGCGGAGGTAATCGTCAATTGCAGCAAACAACCCTCTAATAACAAAAAGACCACTATTTAGTGGTCTTTTGCGTTTCAATTAATCACTTGATCTTTAAGTACTACAATTTGTTTTTTTACATACTTAGGTAGATCCTTGTACCGAATATCCTTTTGTTTACCATTTACTAGCTTCCAGTAATCAACTAAAATTTGATTATCACCTGTAAACCTTCTTACCAAAACTCTGTACTTTCCGTTTGGCGAATCCCACAAAAACCTTATAACATCAGTCATTTTAAGCACTCCTTGTTTTGAATATATCAGTACACTTTCTATGAATTCTTTGTATACTCATAATACCAAAAAGAGCCCATTTAATCAAGCTCTTTTTTGCGACAAAAAACTACTTTTTAAATAAGGGGTTATCTGATGTACTGCCGGTTTACGTCCTCTGCCTTTTTCTAGCACTTTAACATCAACATGATCAAAAACTGCTCTTAATATTTTATTTTTATCGGATTTATTGGTAGAAGATTTATATGCTTCTAAAATTGATTTTATTTGTGTTTTTATAAATCTCGGTTCTATAGATTCTTTCTCGTCCGGTACATCAATTTTTATCTGTTCAAGTTCCTCAATTTCCTTCTTCAATTCGTTACGTCTTTGAATAAACTCTTCATCATCATACACGCCTGTTTCATACTTTTCGTGGACAAACTTCAAACGGCGATTCAGTTCTTGCTTTCTGCTTTCAACTTGCTTTTTAAGTTCATCTGCATTTGTTTCTTTTTTTGAATTACTTATTACTATGTCTTTGATTTGCTCGTTTAGTAAATGATCATCCAACTCACTTAAATATTTTAACGTTTCTAGTAGATCTTCTTCTATGCTACGATATTTTACAAAAGTACAACCGGGTGTCCTGCACCACAGGAATTCTTTGTGATATACCGTTTCGGTTCCATCGGTTTTTTTGTAATGTTGTGTGCTATATTGCCTAATTAATTTATGACCGCATTCTACACATACACATATACCAGCCAATTCACAAGGATCAAAGTCTAATTTCGTGTTCGTTGTGTCGCGGTTATTAATTCTGTACTGCACTTTTTCCCACGTTACAGGGTCGATTATTGCCGGATGGGCGTCCTCGACAATGATCCATTCGTCTTCCGGTCTAGGAACTTGCGTACTGCTATTCAGCTTTCTTTTAGTTGTACGGAATTTTAGAGTGCCATTATACGTTTCATTTGACAAGAATGTTCTTAAATAAGTTGGGTGCCATGTATCTTTACCTTTTGGTGTTTTAATACCGATTCTTTTTAGATAGGTCGATAACGCCCTAAATTGGACTAATTTCCTTTCACCATTCACAAGAATTCCGTTAGCGTAAAAATCATATACCGTTCGAACGATTTCGGCTTCGTCATCTTTGATTTCCAAGCGTTTTGTGTTTGGGTTATATTGATATCCGAAAGGAGCTGATCCGGAAACCCACTTTCCTTCCATAGCTGCATTGAATCTACCACCGTTTAGACGCTCTCTAGTCGTTTCAAATTCTTCCCTAGACATAAACAACTCGAAACGAATTTGGCGCAAATCTGACGGGTTTTTAGGGTCGTAAACTTTCCATGGTGTTATGATATAGATATTCTTTTGAGTGATTAAGTCATAGATGGTTCCCATATCTGTATATGATCCGCGGCCCAATCGAGATATTTCTTTTACTGCGATTGCGTCATATTTTCCATGTTGTAAGTCTTTAATTATTTGCTGAAACACAGGACGAGAAGAAATCTTATCTCCGGACCCTATTTCAGACTTCTGTTCGTATGGGATACCATATTCAGAAAGAGCACGATCCATGAGCATTTTTTGTTCATGTAGTGTGTCCTCACCGGTCTTTTTCTCGCGTTCTTCATCCTGCCTTGACCGTCGCAAGTAATTAACGATATGAGAAATACCATATTCCTCGACAATGTTCCTTTTCATAGTGCACCTTCTTTCTTTGGTCTAACGTTTTTGTATGTGTACACAAATCATTTTATCATTAATGAGGAAAAAATATAATATTTTTTTCGTAAATTTTTCATAATAAAAGATAATCCGCAACGCATTTTAAGTGTTAGCATAATAACATGAGGATTTGACCAAGAGAGGTTAATTTCTTTTTGTTGATGATAATTATCCTTCCACACCTTATAATAATTTCAGAGGTGTTGGATATGGACGACTTACAAAAACTGTATAATCAGTTAGAAGATTTATTTGATAAGTATGTTGAGAGACAGAAATTTTTTATTAAAACATCAGATGATTATTTGGAAGATCATCTAGTAACTCATATGTTTGGTTACCTTACAGGAATAGCCAAGGCATTGGCATTAATTGAAAAAATTATTGAAGAGAGGGACAAAGAGTAGCTTAAATGGGTTACTCTTTTTTAATGTTCATAATAACGAGAACTATTGTTTGTACTCTAATTAGCGGATAGTCTTACTGTACTCTAATTAGTGGACAGTTCTGTACTCTAATTAGTGGACAGTTCTGTACTCTACGTAGAGGACAGTGAAATTTTTTCCTACATTATATGCGAAAGTGCTAAAGAAAATATTAAAGAAAATATTAAAGAAATATAGTTGCAAGGGTTTTTTAAAAGCATTCATTAGTGAGTGCTTTTTTATTTTGAAAGGGGAGGAGCAGTTATGAAGGTGTACGAACTTATAAGCAATGATCAAAGGCAAAAGTTAAATGCTTTCGTTAAAAGAAAGAAACCTCCATCAAAGAAAGTCTTTGGGCACGAGCCTAAAAATCTATCACGAAAGGAAATAGAGGAATTAATGGGCGTTAATCGTGATACGTACAAAAGAGTGAAAGGAAGGGTGAAAAAATGTCATTAGTACCAATCAGAAAAACATTTACAGGACATATTGAGTATTGGGACACTGAAAAGAAAATGGTAGTTATAGGTGGCGTTGATTTAGCTAACGAAATAGAAATTGATACGGAACCTACTAAAAAAACTAAAACAGCAAAAACAACAAAGGCTAAGTCAACTGATACAAAATGAAATATTGTGCTGAACAAGGTTGTAAGACTCTAATATCATCCGGTCGTTATTGTGAGAATCATAAACGCAGATACAAAAAGAAACCAGTCTACAGTAAGAACAAGTCCTTTTACCGGACACGGGACTGGAAGGACTTAGTATCATTTGTTTACGAACGAGACAAAGGATGTTGCCAGCGATGTGGTAAGTTTGTGTTTGGTAAGCAAGCACATGCACATCATATTGTGCCGATACAGATTGATCCATCACTTAAATTAAATCCCGACAACATCATGTTGCTTTGCAGTAAGTGCCATCCGATTGTAGAAAAAGAAACAATGGAGAAATATTTTCCGAAAAAGAAAAAGTTTGATTGGAAATTATCGCAGGAAAATTAATCCCCCCTACCCAAAAACAAAAAATGGACCATTTGGGAGGATAGGGAGCGAGGGCCTAAACGCGCGTTCCGTTGAATTTTTTATTTTTTAATGTGACAAAAAAATAAGGAGGTGAATAGGTTGCCCAAAGCAAAAAAGAAAAATCATGAAGTCGCTTTTGAGTTGTTTAAAGGTAGTGGTGGAAATTTATCAAATGCCGATATTGCTGCACAATTGAATGTTAGTCCAGACACCGTTCGAAAATGGAAAAGCCGTTATAAATGGGTTCAAAAATTGAATGAAAATGCTGCATGTGACAGTTCAAAAAGTGTGACAAAAAATAAGAGCGTGACAAAACAATCCATTTCTGCCAGGGAAAAACAGAAAAAACGAATTCTTGATGCTTTAGAAACAGCTGGCACCTATTCACCAGCGCTCGATTTTATGATTGATTTATACTTAGACGCTTATGAAGAGTATCAAGAAAACAGAACAGACAAACTCAGAAAGGAAATGGCCAGTTATTTAAAAGAGTTAGGTTTAAACTGCACTATGAAAATTAAAAGAAATACGGGTAATCATGAACAAAAGGAACCGATTGAGTCTACTCAAGAATCAAAATCAGAAAATAAATTACTACAGTTTAGAAGGAAGTTTGCCAAATGATTGACTTAAACGTCAATTATGCGGATTTATTTGCTGAAGAAGTACAAAAAAATCCTAATGATTACCCGGATACAATTCATTTGGCAGTAAAACGGTATCTAAGATGGAAAGAACGAGATGATATTTGGTTTGATTTAGAAAAAGCTAATGCTATGCTGTACTTTACAGAGACTTTTGTTCGTCACTGTAAAGGGGAATGGGCTGGGAAACCGCTAGAATTGGAATTATGGCAAAAATTCTTTTTCAGTAACATTTATGGTTGGCAGAAAGAGAATGAAAAGGGCCAAATTGTACGAGTTATTCGAACTGCCTTTCTTGAAGTCCCTAAAAAGAATGGCAAAACATTAATGGCAACTGCCCCTGTTCTTTATGGAATGTTTGGCGAAGGTAAAAAAGGCGTTGATATTTATGTTTCAGCGACTAACTTTGACCAAGCACAAATGGCAGCTATACCAATAAAACTAACAATCGAGAATAGTCCTGATTTAAAAGACTTGGTGAGAGTCTATCATGGCAAAGAACAAAAGGTAAAATCAATTATTTATTCTTTCGAGGAAGATGAAATAAACTATCAAAATCAAATTATTGTCCTTTCTAAAGACAATGAAGGCAACGAAGGGAAAAACCCTTATATATGTTTATTTGATGAGGTCCATGCCAATAAATCTACTGAACAGTGGAATAATTTGCGTTCAGCACAAATTGCTCAAACAGAAAGTTTAAACTTGGTTACAACAACAGCTGGAAAAGATACATCGGCATTAGGAGTTCAAATTTACAATTACGCTAAAGACGTGCTGCAAAAGGATGATGATGATTCCTGGTTTGCTATGATTTACGAACCGAATAAAGGATATGATTGGGAAGATCGTAAAGTTTGGCAGATGGTAAATCCAAACTATGGAATTACTGTCAATAGTGACTTTTTAGAGAACGCCTTTAAAGAAGCAAAGAAAAACAGTTTTAATAAAGCCGAATTTCTTTCTAAACATTTAGATGTATATGTCAACTATGCCGAAACATATTTCAATTTAGACCAATTAGAAAAAGTTCTAGTTGATGATTTAGGGGAACTTGAAGGTTTAGAATGCGTTGCAGGAGTTGACTTATCGAGACGTACAGACTTAACGTGTGTTAATTTGAATTTTCCAACGTTTGATGATGAAGGAAATCCAATGTTAAAGGTAAAACAAATGTACTTTATCCCGGAACATGGTATTGAGGAAAAGGAAAAGCAAAGAAATGTTCCATATCGAGAATTAGCAGAAAAGGGATTTGTTACTCTTTGTCCCGGGAAAACCGTTGATGAAGATATGGTTGACCAGTATATCATGGATGCATTTGAAAAATATAATTTGTTACAGATAAATTATGACCCAGCGTTGGCGGCAAAATTGGTTGAACGTTGGGAAATGCTTGGAATTCCATGTGTTGAAGTACCACAGTATCCAACACACATGAATGAACCATTTGATGACTTTGAATTACTTTTACTGCAAGAAAGAATATTGAATGGTGAAAAGGTTCCAGCAGTAATAACAGATAATCCGTTATTTGTTTTCTGTACATCAAATGCCAAAATTGTTACAAATATTAACAATTTAAAAGCACCAAGTAAGCGTAAAAGCCCGGAACATATTGATGGTTTCGTGGCTTTTTTAATTGCTCATAAAGAAACATTGAATATGATGGAACCAATTGTTGCAGATGAAGATTTTGATGAATATTTAGATGAAATTTATAGATAGAAAGGCGGTGAGAACTTGGGTTTACGTGATAGATTTTCAATTTTTTTGTATAAACAATTAGAAAAACGTGGATGGTTTGAAGATATTTACTCAAGGGTTGCTCGTTATGGTGGACGATATGTGAGTGATGATAATATACTCGAGTCATCAGACGTTTATGAGTTACTACAGGACATAAGTAATCAATTAATGTTGGCCGAAATTGTCGTGGAGGACAAAGACGGCAAAGAAATTCGTAGTGACCCAGCTTTAAAGGTGTTAAGAAATCCAAACAATTATTTAACTCAATCTGAGTTTATCAAGTTGATGACGAACACTTATTTGTTGCAAGGAGAAGTGTTCCCGGTCCTTGATGGCGACAGGTTGCATTTAGCGACAAATGTCTATACGGAATTAGATGATCGGTTAATCGAACATTTTAAGATTAATGGAACTGAAATACCGGGTTACATGATACGTCATATTAAAAATATCGGTACGAATCATTTACATGGTGTAGGTATATTGGACCTTGGGCGAAATACACTTGATGGCGTAATGAACGCCGAAAAAGTCCTCACTGAAAAATACCGGAAGGGTGGTTTACTTGCTTACCTGTTAAAACTCGACGCACACATCAATCCACAAAACGTGGCACAATCAAAGCTAATTAAAGCCATTCTCGACCAGTTAGAAGCTATTGACGAATCAAGAACAGTAAAATTAATTACTTTAGGAAAAGGGTATAAAATCGATACTCTACAAAGTTCGATTGATGACGAAAAAATATTGGCATATCTCAATGTCTATAAAAAGGATCTCGGCAAGTTTTTGGGAATTAACGTGGAAACTTACCAGGCGCTTTTAAAAACGGATATCGAGAAGGCAATGATGTACCTGCATAATAAGGCCGTAAAACCGATAATGAAAAACTTTGAAGACCATTTGAGTCTTCTTTTTTTCGGCCCAAAATCGGGCAAACGTATCAAATTTAAGATCAATATCCTTGATTTCGTTCCATACAGCACGAAAACAAACATCGGTTACAACATTGTCCGAACCGGAATTACTAGCCCGGATAATGTTGCCGAAATGCTTGGTTTTCCTAAACAAAATACACCGGAAACACAGGCTATTTATATATCTAATGACTTAAGCAAAATAGGCCAAAAGAATGCAACAGATGATTCTTTACCAACGGGAGGGGGTGAGAATCAAAATGAACAAGAAGGAAATTCGAACGCTTGACATAACGAATCTACAAACTCGAGATAACAATGAAACCCATACAATTAGCGGTTACGCAGCAGTTTTTAATTCACCGACTATAATAGGAGATTGGTTTGAGGAGGTAATTTCTCCGGGTGCTTTTAGTAAAACTATATCTGAAAATGGTGATATAAGGGCATTGTTTAATCACGATTGGGGGCAAGTGTTGGGTCGTACAAAAGCGGGGACATTGCGATTGTCCGAGGATGATAGAGGTTTGAAATTTGAAGTTGATTTACCCAATACATCCGTTGCCCGCGACTTAGTGGAAAGTTTAAAACGTGGCGACATTAATCAATGCTCGTTTGGGTTCATCCCCACCATTGAAGAATGGGACGATACTATTGAACCAATGAAACGAACAATAAAAGAAGTGGAACTTTATGAAATATCGGTTGTCAGTATCCCGGCTTATGAGGATACAGAAGTTAGTCTAGTAAGAAGTAAAGAGATTGCTAAGGAAGTAGAATTACGCAAAAAATTATTAAAACAGATTAAGGAGTTGTTGAAATAATGGATAAAAAACTACTTTTAGCTTTACAAAAACGGAATAAAGAACGTCTTACCGAATTAAAAAATAAACTCGAAAAAGGTGAAGTTCGTGCTGAAGATTTAGAAGCTGTTCAAAAAGAAGTGCAGGAGCTTGCCGATCAATTACAAGAAATTGCTGATCAACTTGCCGCCATGGGTGATGATGGTGAAAGTGGCCAAGATGAAGGATCTGGAGAAGAGGGGGAAGAAGATATGGAAGGTCGTGATGGCGGCCAAGATGAAGGATCCGGAGAAGGTGAACAACGTTCTGCAGGTATTTCACCTGAACAACGTGACGGGGTTTTAAAAGCAATATCATCCGGTCTTTCTACTCGTGGGCATAAGTCAACAAAAGCAAAAGAAAAAGAAATTCGTTCTGCATTTGCGAAGTTTGTAGTTGGTCAAATTAGCGAAGCGGAAGCTCGCAGCTTAGGGATTGTAACTGGTAATGGTTCGGTATTAGTACCGAAAGAAATTGCAGATGAAATTATTTCGTATGCACAAGAGGAAAATCATTTACGTAAATTTGGCACGGGCCATAGAACAAAAACAACCCAAGGTTTTCCTGTTTTAATTAAAAAGGCGGTTGCACAGGGGCATAAACAAGAACGTACGAAAGACAATCCAATGCCTGATACGGGTATTGAATTTGATGAAATTTTGCTTGATCCAACCGAATTCGATGCGTTGGCAACAGTAACGAAAAAATTACTAAAACGCACGGATATTCCGATTGAAGATATCGTAATTGAGGAATTGAAAAAGGCTTATGTGGAAAAAGAGGCTCAATATTTCTTCCGTGGTGATGAAACCGGCAATGAAAATCCGGGGGCACTTGCCAAAAAGGCAGTTGCTTTCACGCCGGCGGCAGCGCCTGATTTAACAAAAGGACAATCTGTCTATGACGTGTTAGTTCAGTTTAAGAATTCCGTTAAGGCTTCAGTCCGTAAACGCAGTATGTTCATGATTAACGATGCGGCATTAACCCTTATTGAAACCATGAAAACGGATGATGGTTTGCCACTATTTAAACCTTTAGAACAGGCGTCCAATGGTTTTGACGGTAAGATCCTTGGGTTTAACACTGTGGTAACGGAGTATGCCAATAAATCAGCGGATGATGTTGAAACCCCAGTAATTTATTTCGGTGATTTCAGTTCATTCCACTATCAAGATGTCATCGGGGCTATGGAAGTCAATCGATTAACAGAATTATATGCCGCGTCTAATTTGATTGGTTTGCAAATTTATAACATCCTTGACGGCCAATTAATCTATAGTCCGCTTGAACCAACGGTGTACAAATATGAAGTTATTGGAGCAACTGGTGCATAATTATGGACGAGTTAGTAAATAAACTAAAATCACATCTGCATTGGGAGGAAGGGATGGATGAGTCCCTCCTCCCTCTTTATTTGGAACGAGCAAGAAAGTATGTGAACACCGCCATTGGTAAAGAAGATGAATGGTTAATTATCATGGTGGCCGGTATTTTTTATGAATATCGAGTTAGTGAGAAGGAACTTGGCGACGCTTTGGACGCTTTAACACCTTTCTTTGTTCAGGAGGTGTTTAATGATGATACAGACGAATAAATTAAGATGGATGGCTGACTTATTAAGGCTCGGCGAAACGGTGGACCCGGAAACGGACCGGGTAGTCATGGGATACCCGAAAGTTCGGGATATCCGTTATAACAACATAGGTGTAACTGCAACCGATAAATTTACGACTCGAGAGACTAACGAAGTTGTAAAAAAGATAGAAGTACGTTTGGATAGGGACATTGAAAATAATCAAAAAGACTATCGTATAAGAATCGGTGAACGCATTTACAATATCGAACGAATCTATGTCCGGGAAGATGACCGGGTAATGGAGGTGTCACTCTCCTATGTCAATTAGTTTTCAACAATTAAAAACAATCCTGAAAGAATCAGGTTTACCGGTATATCGTGATAGTGCACCGACAACTGCAAAATATCCATACATTGTTTACGAATTTGTAAACGAGATTCAACGACGAGCCTCAAACAAAGTTTTACAGTCCATGCCGCTCTATCAGATAGCGGTAGTAACAAATGGTATCGAATCCGATTACGAGCCTTTAAAGACGGTGTTTAATAAATATGGCGTTGAATATAGTCAGTTTGAAGCTGTTCCCTATGATGAAAATGATTCCACCATAACGCAATTTATAACAATGGTCAGGTGTATAAAATGAGTAATAATAACGGTTTTTTAGAGGCACTCGAAGAAATTAACACGCTTTTAAAGCTCGATAAAAAAGTAGAATTGGACGTTTTAGAAGAAGCGGCAGAATACTTCGTCAAAGTACTAAAACCGCAAATACCGGTATCAAAACGCAATAAAAAACACATGCGTGACAGCTTGAAAGTCGTTGTCAAAAAGGACGTTGTACAGGTTGTTTTCGATGGAGACATTTTTTATTGGCATCTTGTTGAGCACGGACATAGAAAAGTTAATGGTGGTAAGGTCCGCGGCCGTCACTTCGTCCAAAATACTTGGGACAAGCATGGCGACAAAATAGCTGATATGATGGCTGAAAAGATTGTAAATAAAATGGGAGGTTGATTTTATGCCGAAACAACATAAAGAAATTCAATATAGCGTTGGAATTGAGGATTTATACATTTGCATGATGGATGAACCGGAAACAGCTGACACTGTGCCGGCATACGACGAAATTATTTATACACAAACAAATATTTCTGATTTAACCATTTCTGCAACCACTACTAATTTCGTAAAGTGGGCAAGTAATAAAAAGATTATTAATATCACTAAAAACACTGCATTCGGGCTTGCCTTCAATTTGGCTGGGTTGAATCGCGAAGTTAGAGATAAAATGTTTGCGAAGACCCGAACCAAGGGTATTTCATTTGAAACAGCAAAAGCAATAGAATATCCAAAATTCGCAGTAGGTATTGTTTGTCCACTATCTGATGGAACCAAACTAGCACGTTGGTATCCACGTTGTACCGTTGCACCAGTTGAAGAATCTTGGAAAACGCAAAATGAGGAAATGACGGTGGATGATATCGCGTACACCATTACAGCGGATCCACTTTTATATAATGATGTAACAATGGTAGAGTTTGACTCAGGTGCAGCTGATGCAGCTGGTATCACTGTGGAAAAATTTCTTGAACAAGTTGTTTGTGATGAAAGCCAAATTGAAACATTATTCCCAACAGAAGGCGGAACGGGGGAATAATAGATGGCTAAATTAAGTGATTTAGTGAATGTAAATATTAACCGGGATACGATAAAGATTCAAAATGTCGATATCCCGGTTATTTTTACGATGAAATCATTTCCTTATGTTGAAGAAGCGTATGGAAAACCATATCACATATTTGAACGTGATTTAAATCGAATGCTTCAAAATGGAAAAGTAATACTAGGGAAAAATGAAATTAGATTAATGAGCGCGTTAATTTATGCAATGGTTCGTAGTGGTGGAACTGAATGCACTCCAAAAGAACTTGAAGGAGCCATCCCTCTTAGTGATTTACCTGGAATTTTTCAAACGGTCCTCAGCATATTCAACAACCAAATGTTCCAGAAAGAGGACATGGATAAAATTAAAACTGAAAAAAAAAGTTAATAAATAGTCAAGAGTCTCAATCGTCGGAACTGGATTGGGACTTTTATTTTTATGTTGGAAATACGATTTTGGGTTTGAGTATGGAAGATTTTTGGAACATCACACCAGCCCATTTGTTAAAGCAATTTATTATGCATTTGAGATATACCAATCCGGACGCGCTAAAAGAAGAAAAGAAAGTCTATTACTTAGACCAAACGCCATTCTACAACCGAAAGTGAGGTGGACTAAATGGCAGATAAAGAAAAAAATGTAGTACTTAATTTTAAGATGGATGGGCAGGTACAGTATGCGAAAACGCTACGTGAGATTAACGCAATCATGAATACAGCGGCTAAAGAGTATAAAAATCATGTTGCGGCTATGGGTGATGATGTAAAAGCGACGGATAAATTAGTTGCCGAAAAGAAAAAACTCGAAATCCAAATGGAAGCGGCCCGGAAACGTACCGAAATGTTACGGACACAATATGATGCAATGTCCAAAGATACAAAAACGACAACTGGGCAATTGGCACAGATGTATTCAAAATTGCTAGATAGTGAACGTGCTGAAATGTCGTTACAAAAATCCCTTGACCGTGTAAATGAAGGTTTGTCAGAGCAAGCCATTGAAGCCGGACAAGCGAAAGAAACCTTGTCTAAATTACAAGACGAAAGTAAAACGCTAGAGTCGGAGCAGAAAAAACTTACATCATCTTTTAAATTACAAAACGCAGAGCTTGGTAATAATGCAACTGAAGCACAGAAAATAGAACTTGCCCAAAAACAACTACGTGAACAGATGAGTTTGACTGAACGTGTTGTAGAAAATCTTGAAAAACAACTCGACGCGGCAAAAAAGGTTTATGGCGAAAACAGCCGGGAAGTTATGGAGTTAGAAACTAAACTCAATGGCGCAAAAACGACGTTAAAGAATTTTAGTAACTCGTTGGAAAATATCGAGGACAGCGGAAAAAAAGCGGCGGATGGGTTAGAATCCATTGAAAAAAAGCTAGATCTAAACAACCTTATGGAAGCGTCTGAACAACTACAAGGATTAACGGAAGGGTTACTTAATATTGGAAAAAGCGCAATGGATAGCGCCATGCAGTTTGGCGACTCACAAACTTATTTACAAACAAATTTGGGTTTAACTGCTAAAGAAGCCGAAAAGTTAAATGCTGTGGTTGATGAAGTTTTTAAACATGGGGTCGTTGAGTCAGTTGATGAAGCAGGTCAGGCAGTCATGCTTGTCAAGCGATCTTTTGGCGATTTAAATGATACAGACTTAGAAAAATTGACTAATCAGATCACGACAATAGCCAAACGAACCGATACAGATGTAAATGAAAATGTTCGTGCTGCCCAGCAGATGATGACTGCTTTTGGAATTTCAGGTGAAGAAGCTATGGATCTAATTGCTGCTGGGTTTCAGAATGGGCTCAATCGATCCGATGACTTTTTGGATACCCTGAATGAATATGCTCCGTTGTTTGCAGACGCGGGCATAAGCGCCGATCAGATGCTCCAGATACTTGATAACGGACTTAAAAACGGAGCATTCAACACGGATAAGGTTGCAGACGCTGTAAAAGAGTTACAAATTAGGTTCGGCGACGGAACATTTGAGGAAAAAATGGATATATTTTCTGAGGGTACACAAAGTTTATTTAGGAAGTGGCAAGACGGGAAAGCAACAATGGCGGATGTTATGTCCAGCATACAAAAAGATATCAAAAAAATGGATCCGACCGAACAACAGGCGGCTCTAACGGAATTGGGTACCCAATTTGAGGACTTAGGTGTTGAAGGCAGTCTGTCTCTTTTAGAAATCGGGAAAGGTATGGATGATGTAAACGGAAAAGCCGAAGAAATGTCTCAAAAAAGTCCAGGTGAAAAATGGGAATCGTCTTTAAGAGAGTTGCAAACAGCATTAAAACCGATTGGGGAGAATCTCATTAGTGCTTTAACACCAGTTATTAACGGATTAGCACAACTGGCTGATTGGTTTAGCAAATTACCCGGGCCCGTACAAACTTTTATAACTGTTTTTGGCGGCATCATCGCCGTTGCCGGTGTATTGGCGCCGATAATTATAGGAGTAGTCACGGCATTTATGTCATTACAAAGTCTGTTATTACCACTTATCGGCATTATTGCTGGGGTTGCTGCGGCTATCGCTGGAATTGTCCTAGTCATCCAAAACTGGGGTGCTATAACAGATTGGTTGAGTGAGAAATGGGGTCAATTTACATCATGGTTGTCAGAAACAGTTGGGAACCTGAAAGATTGGTTTGTCAATAAGTTCACTGAAATGAGAGATGGCGTTATCAATAAGGTAACAGAATTGAAGGACAAATCAATAACCATAATTACTGGATTTAAAGACAATGTCGTGGCTAAAGTAACAGAACTTAAGGATGGATTTATCAATAAAGTAACTGAATTAAAAGATGGTGCTATTGGAAAATACAATGAACTAAAGACTAATGTTATAAATATTATTACAGGTTTTAAAGATAACATTGTAAACAAAGTCGTTGAATTAAAAACTAATTTTGTCAACAAAGTAACTGAATTAAAAGATGGTGCTATTGGAAAATTTAGCAATTTGCGGGACAAAGCAGGGGAGGTCATGCAACAAGCGAAAGAGAAAATACTAGAACCTATTGAAACAGCAAGAGATAAGATAGAGGAAATTGTCGATAAAATAAAAGGATTCTTTAGGGATTTAAAATTAAAGATCCCAAAAATTGAAATGCCACCATTGCCACACTTTAAATTAGAGGGTGAGTTTAGCTTAAATCCTCCAAGAGTGCCAAAGTTGTCAGTTGATTGGTATGCAAAAGGCGCAATATTTACACGTCCGACCATTTTTAACACACCTTATGGGATGAAGGGGTTTGGTGAAGCAGGTCCTGAGGCGGCATTGCCCCTCAACGAAGAAACTTTAGGTGCTATTGGAGAAGGAATTGCTAAAACCATGAAAGGTAAGAATGGTAATACGTTTAATATTTATACACAAGAAAGTCCTGAAAGAATTATACGTAGAGAATTGGAACGTTTAGCTTTTAAAGCATAGGGGGTGGCGACTTGTTAATAAAAAAGTTGAAGATTACTAACGCTAGTGGCGAATCAATTCAATTTGGTCGCCACTTTTATCTTGAAGATGATTTCGACTTATCTGCTTTGAAAGCAAGTGTAACTTATTCAGAAAGCAGTGATGACGGTGCTAGTTATCAAAAAACCAGATTAGATGTAAGGGATTTTAGTATTCCATTTTTTTTAAAGATAAGCGTAAATAGCGATGGTTGGATTGAAGAAAAGAGACGCGAGGCTTTTGATGTTTTTAATCCAAAAAAGAATCCAATGCGGCTTGATTTCACAACTAAAGCGGATAAAAGCTACTATCTTAATGCTGAGTTGATAGCAGCGCCCACTTTTTCAACAGAGGAAGAAAATTCAAATGAATATTGGCAAGATGGATTGCTTCAGTTTAGTTGTCATGATCCATTTATTTATGAAGTAAATGAAACATTAGTTCAAATTGCAACTTGGGTACCAAGTTTAATTTTTCCACTAGTTATTCCTGAGAATGAAGGAATTCGTTTTGGATACAGGAGTCCTAGTCTAATAGCAAATGTCCATAATGATGGACAAGATGATACGGGTATGATCATAAAATTTAAGGCACTTGGAAGTCTATCCACACCTAGTTTAGTAAATGTGAATACTTATGAGGAATTTAAACTAAATATGGATATGTTGCCAGGTGATGTTGTGGAAGTTAGCACGTACAAAGGCAGAAAATACGCTCACTTGATTCGAAACAATATTACAACCAGCGTGTTTGGAAAAATAGATATTGGCAGCAAGTTTTTACAGTTAAAATCTGGGGATAATTTGTTTCGTTATAACGCAGAATCAGGATTGGATAATTTAGAAGTATCGATGTACTTCACATCTAAGCTTTTGGGGGTGTAGCATATGGAACTGTATGTATTTCATATGGATACATTCGAAAGGTTAGGGGTTATTGATAGCTATCAATCTTTAGAGTTTGTTATCAACTATAGAAAACATAGCACTTTAGATTTAATTGTTGATGCAACTGCAGAGAACATTGATTATTTCATTAATAATAGTAATGACATAGTTCTAACTAAGGACAACGATTTAAAACATGGCTATCTGATAGAAACAGTTAAGTACGTTGATGATAAAAAATCACAACTTGAAGTGTATTGTAAGTCGCTTGGTTTAATGCTTGGATGGAGACAAATCGATGGACAACAAACTTTTGAAGGAACTGTGGAAGAAGCTTTACGTTACTTTGTAAATAAAAATGCTATTAATCCAAGTAATGCTAAACGAAAAATAAACGGATTAGTTTTAGGACCATTAAACGGAATAACTGATACAACAAGTGAAGCGTTCTCTAATAAACCTTTGGATGAATCTTTATGGGAGATATGCGTGAAATTCGATATTTCTTATGATGTACTACTTGATATAGATAACAAGCAATTTGTTTTCACTGTCTGGAAAGGCTTAGATCGTAGCACAGAGCAGTCAATAAATGAACCAGTTATCTTTTCAAAAGAGTTCGATAACGTACTTGCTCAAAACTATGTGGATGACAAAAGCGATTATCGGAACGTTTGTATCATAGCAGGTGAAGGTGAAGGGACTGGAAGAACATATCTAGTCATTAATGATGAAATAAGTGGCCGTCAACGTAGAGAAATGTTTGTGGATGCGAGAGATTTACAATCTGAAAATGAAGATGAAACAACGATGTCCTCCACACAATATGAAGCATTGTTAAAAGAACGCGGTAAGAATAAACTCGCTGAAAACGAACAGGTAAGGACATTTGAAACAGATGTGGATTATGGCTCTCAATTCGTTTATGGAGTTGATTATAAAGTTGGAGACAAAGTAACCATACGGAATGATGATCTAGGATTAGTTAATCACACACGAATAGTGACAGTTACCGAAAAATACAGTAAGGCTGGATTCGATTTAAACATTGAATTTGGAAGCAATGTTCCAAGTTTCATAGACAAACTAAAAAAGGTGGTGAATAACTGATGACAATAAAATGTGGCCCTTTCAATGCTGTTAATTATGACAGGGCATGGAAAGCAGAGGATTTTGCAACTTATTTTTCTAGCTTTATTGGAGATGGTGTTTATCCTAATCCTTCAACAAATTTACAAGTTATTGAAGGAGACAATATGACTACTGTTGTTAAACCTGGATTGGGATGGATTAACGGCCGTATTTTTATTAATGATTCAGACTATGTGCTTCAACATGATATAGCAGATGGTATTTTAAAACGTATTGACCGTGTTGTGTTTAGATTAAATTATTTAAACCGTGATGGTGAAATTGTCATTAAGAAAGGAACACCTGCAAGTAATCCGGTGGCTCCATTGCTTCAAAGAGACGCAGATATGTATGAGTTGGCATTAGCAGACGTGCTGATTAATAACGGAGCCACTCAAATAACACAAGCGAACATAACAGATTTAAGACTAAACAATGAGCTATGTGGTATCGTACACGGGACGGTAGATCAAGTAGATACGACAACGATTTTCAATCAATACACGGCATGGTTCAATTCGGTGAAAGATGGAACAGAACAAGAAATTTCCGATTGGCAACAACAAGTAGAACAAACATTTAATGATTGGTTTGATACTGTAAAAGGGATTTTAGAAGGTGATGTAGCAACAAATCTTGCCAATAGAATAGCGACTTTGGAACAGGACTTTGCGTCACATCAGGCGGATGATGCGAAACATATCACCCCAGAAGAAAGAAACAGATGGAATGATGCCGCAACGCAATTCAGCGTGTGTAAAAGCGAGAAGGACGAGAACGGAATTTTTACAGTTGTCGAGTACAAAAGAGCAGACGGAACACTTTACGCACGATCCGTATTAAGTGGAGGAACAAGTCCGCAATATACAACACGCACGATTACTTATTATGCTGCCGATGGAACAACAGTTATTCGGACTGACCCATATACACTTGTTTATGATGCGGACGGTGATTTGATAAGCGAGGTGAAACAATAATGTCATTGATTGATATTCGAGCGCATGGCGGAGTGTTTGGTGGAGGGAAACGTATAAAAACTAATGACGCAATAATAAAAATGGCAAAGTACCAAGCAGTAAGTTTTCACTACGGAGGTAATCGTGCTGCTTATAATGATGAGGCAGATGGATTGATTTTAATTGCTTATATTAATGGTGTAGGCGGAGATTTTCGAGTAAAATGTTATGACCGTGATTTAAACCTTAAATTTGAAACGTATAATCTAGGGAGTTCTATCTATTCAGTAGCTAGAGATGACACTCATTTTTATGTTTCTAGAGCGGGATTGCTTTCAAAATATCCTATCGTTTCTAGCGGAAATCCTAGCCCTGTTTGGAATTATACAATTCCGAATGGAGCTAATTATGATGCTATGAAGGTTCGGAATGGAAAGGTCTACGGACTCAACAACAATACACTTAAAATTGACGTTATTAATTCATCGGGACAATTAGAAGATACTATTCCGATTTCTGCATGGGCGAATCTCATGGAAATGGATAAAAACGGCTTTATTTACATCTACGATATTAATGATGAATTATATAAACTTGACACTGTATCAAAACAAAAACTATGGTCAGTACCGGCATTGCAATATAACGGCAGTAACCCTAACTATTTAAGACAAAGTGAAAACTATATTTTTGTTATTACATCTAATAACTACGCCGCAAGAATTAATAAACAAACAGGTGCAATTGCAACACCACTTACTTATATCGATATGAACAATAGAATTTCATTTGACCAATTCGGAAACTCTTTTGTATGGAGAAGTGGAGACCCTAATGTTAATTTCAAAGGGAAGGAGAGTTTTGATGGAGGTGGTTTTACACAATCGGGTTTTTATTTAGAGAATGTGTATGGAGTGAAAAAGCCATTTTCAGTCGGAGCTTCAATTCTAGTATTAGACTTTTATTATGCTTTAAACATATAAAAAGGGAGGTACTATGATGTTTGTTACCTATAATGTTGAAACTCGCGAAGTTGAGACTGTTTTATATGACCACCGATTAATTACAGATGACATGAGAACAAGAGGATTTTTTGTTGATTCGTTGCCGGAAATTGATAATACATTGATAGGAAAATGCGGTGTTTTGGTAGCAGACCCAACAACGAAAACAGTATCCGTTGAATATAGAGATAGACCACTAACACCGGAAGAAAAATTGCAATTATTAGAACAAGAAAACCAAGAATTAAAAAATCAAGTTGAATTAATGCAACAAGCATTAGACGATCTTTTGTTAGGAGGTATGTAACATGGCTGCTTATCTTGCACAACGAATCATTGATGGAGCTTACACATACGATTATGTCATCAGCAGACGTCCTGATTTAAAAGCAGGAATTGACGCTTACCTTCGCGAAAAAGGTCGAGAACATTTAATTACACAATAGGAACATTTAGCGACATAAATAAATTTCATGAAAAAATAAAGGTAAGTCCTTTCTTTTGTTGAATGTATTGTTATAAGGAGGGGGGTTTTTCATGAATCAAAAAGTAAAATTAAATGATTTTGTTGATGAAAAGCTTGATGAACTATGTATAGATGTCAATAAGGTCCGAGTTTTATATGATAAAGAGGCAAAAAGATATGCTAAAAAAATAGGTTTAAATTTTTTCAAAAGAAATATTGATCTGACTGGATATACAGATCTTGATAGCTTCCTTAAAAACAAAGAAAAACCACTAGTGGTATTGATATTTAAGTCAAGAAAAAAACTCGTATATGCTACAATTGCACATGAGTTGAAACATGTTGAGCAAATTTTAAATGGGAAAGTTGACAAAAGGGACAAAAATGTAATGTATCAATGCGAAGAGGAAGCATATACTGCTGGATATCAAGAGGCAAAAAAACGTAGTAAGTGGCTTGCTTTAAAATATCAATTACGTCAAATTTGTAGCCTTTTGGAATATAAATTAACGCTTTAATAAAATATATTTTTTCTTAAAAGGTTTATTTTCCTTTTGTGATGAAAATGATAGATGTCATTTAAATAAAATCGAGTATGTTGGAATGTTTAAAGGATTGAAGAGAAGACGTTTTGAAGAGTATCTA